TCAGTCATCTTCTTCAATCTCCTCATTGGTATTATACATAGCAAAAATAGGAGCAGTAGCAAAAGTCCTGTAAGTTTCTGTACCTTCCATATCAATAAATTTAAGTCTACATTTTGTTTCGGCCTTGTTTAAATCAGGAAAAACCCAATAATCTGTAATTTCTCTTATTCTTTTAGCCACTTGTTTGGGGGTTTGAGTAGTATATCCTATGTCAAATCCACGTTTTCTGGATTTAGCGAGCACTTTGTTCACAAATTGAGTTTTTTTAGTCATAAATTTGTATGAATCTGCCCATAACCAGAGTTCATCCATGCAAGCAAATCCATCCCTCATGTTGTCTATAAAATTCGTGTTTCTAACATAATAGTGTGGGATCTTTAAATTATAATTAGAGTATATATCTCTTCCTTCTATCCATTGTTGTATGGCCATCCAAGTTAAAGCTAATGTTTTGCCTGAACCCAGATGGCCAGTGATTCCAAACAGCATGGCTTTCAATCCTCATCTTTTAAAATTAATTTATATTTTTTATTAGCTGTGTTTCTGATAATCTTTTTCTTATCTTTTATAACTCCTTCTAATAAGAAAGAATAGATCATACCGACAATTCCTATAATAAAACAAAGAGTTACCCCCTTATGCATTATTGGACTGGAATATCCTGAATAGATCAACATAGATTCTGCTATCATTAATCCTAAACCAGTACCAAAAATTAAGATTAAAAGGTTATCAAATTGATTTATTATTCTTAGATCTAATCGTATTCTTTCATCTACTCTGATAAGTTTTTCTTTTGAGAATGAATTTGCTTGAAATTCTAAATATTCTTTTCTTCTTTTACTAATCATTTTAACCTAACCCCATTCTTTCTTTAATACTACGTAAACGAGATAACTTTTCCTCAGCTCCCGTACTAGAACTGATACGCTCAATACCTTCACGGCCTTTACGTTCTTTACTAATCTTATATTTTACATATTCCCTTAAAATATTTCCACGGACACTTTGCATCTTATATTTTTCTGTCAGATAAATATCAATAGAACCCATAACAGTTAAAGCTCTAATTTCAGCAGGATTAAGATTTGTAAGGATTTTAGTAATCTCACTCCTTGTGTCAGTAAGTTTTGTAATGGCCTGAGCCTTAGCCTGTTCTTGAGTTTCAACGTAATTGGAAGTTTCAACAACTTTTTCAGCTTCTTCTATTGCTTCTTTTAAATCTTCAGGAGAGATCCCCTCTTTCTTTATGACTGGTGTTTCTTCTTTCTTCTTTTTTAATTTCATTCACTCACTTCCCAATAAACTCTTGTAATTCCTTCTTTACTTTCTAATTTCTTTACTGCTTCATTACAAGCAGAAAAAATCTGGCCTTGTAATAAGGTTTTCCAATTCTCACGCATTACTTTTTTAGGAAGCCTGATAAGGATACGTACTTTAAAACCATATGGTTCTTTCTTGTATTTCATTTTAAACACAAGTAATGCAGATTTTACAAATAACTTTTGAAATTCTGTCTTAATCTCTTTTTCTTCCAGTTTGGTTTCAATCATGAATACACATATGTCTCTATTCATAAGATCACACTATAATTGGTGTTGGGTCTATATTATTTGAAATGTTAAGAGTTGTTTGGATTAATGAATTACATTGTTCCATCATTTGTGGATATTGTTCTGTAAATGATGGAAGAACAAATATCAATATAATAATAACAGCAATTCCTATTCCCGCCCCTATTGAAAGTAACATTAATCTTTTTCTTTCAGCTTTTAATTCGTCAGAATCACCAGCAGTAAATAATGCTTTAATATCACTTGCACTTGTAGTGTTTGCATAGACACTAGGATCTACAGGTGTTTCTCTATTGAAAGTAGTTAATGGTTCTGAACTACTTGGACTTAATCTTAAGAAACGCATAGAACCCAATACTGTTGACACGATTTCTACTGGTGTGTTGTCAATACGCCATTTTCTTTCTCCAATGATAACTTCATTATCTTTAACTTCAGCCATCATGCGTTTCCATTGCTTTGGTGCGACTTCATAATCTACTTTTACTTTCTTTTTTAATTCAGTTAAATACCAAACTAAAATTACTGGAATTGAACATACAATTCCTAACATTATCATTATTGCTAAAAAATCCATTTTTATTTCACTTCCTTTAATGCTTTTTGGATAATATTACCTCTTTCAAACTGTTGCCCCGCAATGAATACAAGTATTGCAGAAACAATCATTAAACGGGGATCTAATAAATAAATAAACATTGCTATGAATAAGTATGCAAGGGCTTGGAATTGTGTTTTGAATGCTTTTAATTTATAATATTTTGTTTCCATTTTTTTCATCTCTTGATAATATTATTGCTAATGCTATTCCTTCACTTGTTAATGCAAAACGTTTTCTCCTTTTATCTTCGTATGTTCTGAATGAGTATAATATTTTTTTTTTAACAGTTTTGCAACTGTGCGTTTTTTGCTTCTGTCATTAGAATAAAATTTGTTAAAATACTTATATGATAAGGGTTTACTTTGATGAAACATGTCCACTATGAGGTCTTGTTCTCTTTGAGTGATACGCATGTATTAGTAATGTTCATATAACTTTATAAACATATAGGTTGTTAAAACAATCAGGTGTTAAAAAATGGGTGACGAGAGTGTTTTCAAAAATGGACTTGTCATTACTTTTTTAGGTGTCATCTTATTACCAATCATGCAAGAGACTGTGGATGCCGCTAATCTTTCAGGAACAACCGCAACTATTGTTGGATATTGGCCGTTGCTAATAGCCGCCTCTGGTTTGCTTTTGGTCTTAAAAGGATTAAAGTAA